CGGTCGTCTGATCTTCCAGTATGCATCGTTCAACAACTCCCGTTCACTTCACTTCTTCCTGGCAGCATGGCCTGTTGTCGGCATCTGGTTCACTGCACTTGGTGTCAGCACCATGGCATTCAACCTGAACGGTTTCAACTTCAACCAGTCCATCCAAGACAACCAAGGACATGTCCTGAACACTTGGGCAGACGTTCTCAACCGTGCTGGTCTGGGTATGGAAGTTATGCACGAGCGTAACGCTCACAACTTCCCTCTCGACCTTGCTGCTGCTGAGTCAACTCCTGTTGCACTCACCGCACCCACGGTTGGTTGATCAACCTGCTATAATTCTAGAGGGTCTACGGACCCTCTATTTTTTTCTCTTGTAATGTAAAGTTATGTCTCACGATCTACTCGAACTCCTCACTTACTATGTAATTGTTGCTGTTGTATTTGTAGGAGCACCTGGAGTCTTCCTCTTCATTGTGTTTATGCCAGCAATTCAAAACACAAAGGGACGCATGGTAGGTTACAAAGATCATAAACTATATGGTGACTCTTCTATCTACGAGAACACTAAAAGTGATCAACAAGGATACACCTTACAAGTTGGCGGAAATCATTCGTGATACATGGCCCCAACTGTACTACTTAAAAGATCAAAAAAAGGATTCAAAAAATGACAACGAGCACACTAAATATTCCACAAACAAGGGGGTGGTTTGATGTCCTGGATGACTGGCTTAAACGCGACCGCTTTGTCTTTGTGGGTTGGTCTGGACTACTTCTTTTTCCCACTGCTTATCTTGCAATTGGTGGCTGGCTTACTGGTACGACGTTCGTTACGAGCTGGTACACCCACGGGTTGGCGTCTAGTTACCTTGAGGGCGCTAATTTTCTTACAGCAGCAGTGTCAACTCCTGCTGACGCTATGGGTCATTCTCTTCTTCTACTTTGGGGTCCTGAGTCTCAAGGGGATTTCATCAGGTGGTGCCAGCTTGGGGGACTCTGGGCTTTTGTGGCGCTCCACGGAGCCTTTGCTCTCATAGGTTTCATGCTCAGGCAGTTTGAACTTGCACGTCTCATCGGAATCCGTCCCTACAATGCGATTGCTTTTTCAGGTCCTATTGCCGTATTTGTTAG